TGAACAGGTTAGCTTGAATCTCGCGTGTCCCGTCCAGCTTGAACAGCCAGAGGTCGCGGTCTTGGATGTGCTGCAGCAGCCTCGGCGGCTGCTGGCCGGGATGGAAGTGATCCCAGGCCAGCATGGCTCCGCTCCGGTGCATGTCGAAGCAGACTGCGACCCGCGGTGCGCCGCGCTCGGAGGCGATAGCAAGCGCTGTTTCCCATCCCAGCTGCTTTGGCGCCCCGAAGTCGGTGCGATCGGTGCGCACTCCTGCCTCGAATGGATCAAAGCAGTCCAGATCGGCTTGGGCTGTTTTGTGGTGGTCTAGCACCAGGATGCTGTTGGCCACCTTGCCCATCTCAGCCAGCGCATCGCGCTTGTAGCTGAAGTCGACAATGATCACGTCGAGGTTGGTCACATCTGGCGGTACTTCGCCATGCTTGGCGGCGACGAATTCCACGGTGTCGCCCAGGGCCTTGCGAACCGCCCAGGCGGCCCCGAAGCCGTCTGCACAGTTGCCATGGTAGATGCACATCGTTTTATGTTCAGACATTGGTATTCCTCGCCCGCGCGGTGCCCGGCGGGCTTGCTGGATATTTGAGGATACCCACTTTGGCGCTGCCACCGAAATGGTGCTGCCGTGCGGCGGGCTTCAGTTGTAGGGGGAGGGGTTAACGCTTTTCGAGGTCGGTGGTTACGGCCTCGACGACGATCGGACCGAGAATGCGGATGGTATCAAGGTGGGCCTTGTATACCTTGTTCAGGCGACCGATCGCCGCCTCTCGGGCCTGCCGGTAGACCTGGTCCAGTGTGCAGTCCGGCCCCCAAGATCCTAGGTTCGTCAGTTCGATGGTAAGGGTAACCTTCGCACCGGTGCGGGTTCGCGCATGCGGCTTGCTCATCGCGGCCCCCTGTAGATCAGGTAGGCCATGTAGGCGAGGGCGATCATGGCTTCCACCTCTTGCCCACGCGGTACACCATCATCATGTTGTGATGGAGCGGAACTTTGAGGACGTGGTCGAAGAACTCGCCCTTTCCAGAGATGAATCCGGTAGGCACCTTGGTTCCCCCGGCGCCGAATTCACGCCAGCATTCTTCGCCGCCGTTCTTTTCCCAGTAGGCGCGCTCGCGCTTTGGGATCTCATCGTAGGTTTTTTCGAACACGGAGATATCAGGGATATCACAGATCCTGCGCCATGCGGGATTGCGCTTGCACCATTCAGCAGCATGCTGAGAGGCTTGATCGACAGAGTAGAATTCCTTGGGACTTTGTTCGGTCATGACATCAGCTCCTTCGGCACCTGGACGGTATCGCCGAGCTTGTAGTGCACGAAGCCACGGCAGAACGCTACAAGAGCGGTGGGGCCGTAGCACCAGACGCCGGCTCCGGCAGGGCCCCCGCTGTAGCAGGCGGAGGTGACGAACGACTGGTTGTGCTGAACGCTGCCGTGATGTTTGTCGATCAGCGGGCCGCCCTGGTCCCAGTTGGTGGATGGGCGGAACCCGAAGCCGTTGGCTGCCCCGTGAATGCTGACGCTGGTGAATGTGCCCTTGGGGCTGATCACCGTTACGCCATCGCCTGTCAGCTGCTCGGGGTCTCGCTTGTAGCCTTCGGCCATGGCCACCGCCCAGTCCAGCGGCGCGCCGAGCAGGTTGGCTGCCCTCACTTCGATGAGGTCGGTCATGGCTTTACCACCTGCAGTTTGCTACGTGCAAAATCAACCAATGCGGCCTCGATGCCGTCGTTGATGATCTTGGCCTGCTCGCGGCCGACCTGTTGGTACATCGCCCCGTTCGCGGCCGACATGAAGCCGGCCCAGAGCTGCGCCTTTTCACGGGACCCAGAGAACCCATTGGCCTCTGCCACATCGTCGAAAGTGGGGCGGAGCATGAGCCACATGTCTCGTCCGAGTGCTGAAGGATCTGTCACAGCTGATACCTCTCATCAATCCAGCGCCCAGGCGCCAGTGCGGGTGTAGGTTCGGGTTGTGTTTCGTGCGGGGAGAGCTGGCGCGGGTTGCCGGCCTGCAGCTGGCTGTCGGGGATGCAGCTGATGCCGACCCCGTTGAGCAGGTAGCAGGTGACGCCGCGCTGGCTGTCGTGCTGCACGTCGATGACGTTCTCGGTTGCGCTGGCGCCGGTGGTCAGCAGCAGGAGGCAGAGGGCGAGGCGGGTCATGGCGTCACCACTCGACGACCCCACCAGCAAACCGGGCCGTTGTCGGTGTCATGGATGGCCAGGCAGAACCAGCCATCACCTTCTGGCTTACCCGGTTCCCAGTAGCCGCAGTGCGGCTCATCGGACTGGAAGTAGGGATCTGCGATCTCTTCCGGCGCGTCTGTCTCCAGATGGACCATGACGAGCTGCAGGCCTTGCTGATCGATCCAGGCCTTGCACTTCTCGCCGTCGCCCTCGTCGAAGTCGGGCAGCTCCGGGTGTTCGTACATTCCGTATTCGTCGCGCACGACCGGCGCCGGCTGGATCAGCTTGATTTCTTCAGGCATGACGATTCCTTGGCCGCTCCTGCGACCTGCTTGTGCTTAAATTGGCGTGGTTTCGAAATGGATCTTTCGGTTAAGGAGAACGCTATGTTTGCTGTCGGTATTGCGCTGCTAGCTGTTGGGCTCGGCACTTCGAACGCTGGGCTGTGGATACCAGGCGCCGCGCTCATGACCGCTGGGGTCGTAAAAAGAGTGCGTAGCTAATCCTTTGCCCGCGTTATCGCGGCAGAACTTGTACAAGTTATTGGTGGTGTAGAAGTTTTTGGGCCGGTGGTCTGATTCAGTTCACAGTTCGGCTTTTTCCAGTTGTGCAGCGGCGCCGCTTCGCTATCGTGGTTTTTGGCCATACACGAAAGACTTCAGTCGTAGGAGGCGGCATGCGAATTCGCGGAGACGTTTATTGGCAGTGGGCGGATCCCACGCTGCACCATCGGGAGCACGACGAAACTCTCGATGACGGCACGTTTATCGATGTTCAGGTGAGGCTGGCGCGAACGGGCCAGACGCAGATGTTCATCGGCGTCTATGCGGCTGCAGGCGCTGCGCTTCACGAGGAGGCTTTCGACTCCCGCCCAGGCGAGTCGATGACCAGGGCACTGGCCTGGGGCGTTGGGCGTGCTCGCCGAATCGCCACCGAGGGCCTGGCAGCAACGGAGAAGCTCGCGGCCTGCTCGAAATAGAGGGAGAGGGGTTACAGTAGCCTTGAGTACAAATGTGCTCATTTCCGGTGCGGCCATCGCTGATCCCTGCTACGACGCTGATATGATCAGGCACTTCGCACTGGCAAGGGAGTGAGCAGATGGGGCAAGTATTCCAAGTGGTTGATGACGATGGTAAGCAGGTGGACGCTCACTATGAGATAGATAGCGAGACGATCATCTTCCACAGTCGTGGTGGTAGCAAAGGAAAGGGTGCGATCAACTCGGAGTATTCGTTCGGATTAGCCGTGCTGCTGAAGTCCCTAGAAAGCCATGCGGTTGGCATCAAGCAGGTTTGGGTCGATAGCAGCCGGGTTCAATATCTTTCCGTTGAAGACCGAACCATTTTTGGACCAGCCGACGAATACGTTTCTGCTAAAGAACTGCTCAGGCTGGTTACATCGCGAATGAAGACTATAGGGCGTTCAAACTCTGCCTCTGGTGGCAATTCCACTCGCCGAATCCGAATACGCGTAGCTGGTCAGGATGCTGACTTATTGGCAAGCATCTTAGGTGGACTGGCCGTGAACAAGGATTTGCGCAGCTTGGACAGAATCCCTTCAAATGATCTTCGAAGGGTTACGGCAGAACATATCTGGCTGGCCATCGAAGAGATGCTCAATGGCGCTGAATCGCACGGATTTGGGCCTTCAACTGACTATGATCTGCTCATAGATGAACACCGGAGGCTGCCGCCGAAAGCAGTATTTGGATTGGCTGCTTCCAAGGCCTTAGGGTTCACCGTCCTGCCCAAGCATTTCACAGCAGGTTTGGGGGCGGTTTGCTTTGAAGTGCTCGAATCCGCGGGCTTCATTATCCTCCCCAAGGATGCCTCCTGCAGTGGGCCCGTGCCTGCGACTCTCTCTGAAGATCACTCTTGGACGGAAGGCCAGCCAAAGCTAGTTGAGCATTTGTATCGGGAGCGCGCCAGAGGAGCGGCGCAGGCTAAGAAGGACCAGTTTCGACGGATCCATCAAAGATTATTCTGTGAGCGTTGCAAGATGGATCCAGTGGAGACGTACGGTGCTAAGCATGGTGAAGCTTGCATTGAGGTGCATCACCAGCATGTTCAAGTATCAGATATGGCGCCGGGCCACCTGACCAGTTTGAACGATCTTCAATGCCTCTGCGCAAACTGCCATCGTGTGGTCCATCGCGAATTAAAGGAGCGGGCCACAACCTAGTTGAATGCCTATGCGTTGGCCGATCCATTGGATGATTGGAATCGCTTTGCTGTTGCCCAAGGCTTTGTAGCGTGGCCCATCGGGGCATTGCCTAGGCGGCTTGTTGCGGTAGGGGATCATGGTGTAGTTATCAGGGAAGCCTAGGCATCTCTCCCATTCAACCGGAGTAGTTCGTCGAACACCGGCGGACTCCAGTACATATGCCTCTCGGTCATCGAGAGAGCATGCCCCTTGAGCCGTGAGAGTAGGATGAAGTGCGAACTTCTCCGGCCGTCTCGGCGGGCTATCCCGGCGAGTGCCTTCTCGCTCAAAAAGTACTTCGAGGGGATCGAACCCTGCTCGAGCACTTGCGACAACGAACACACGGCGGCGGCGTTGGGCCAGGCCGAAATATTGGGCATCCAGAACCCGCCATGCGACTGTTCGCGTGGGTCCATACACACAACCAGCGTCCTTCCATTTGCCCCCTGGCGGTTGGAGTTCTTCGGATTCGCCCACCAGGGCGCCGAGGAAGCAGCCAAACGCGTTGCCTTTGTCGGAGAGGACGCCTGGGACGTTTTCCCAGAGACAGGTGGTCTCGGGTTCGCCACGCTTTGTTCGAACATGGTCAATTGCATCTAGGAGCTCCACGTACTTGATGGTGAGGGCGCCGCGGGGGTCATTCAGGCCTTCGCGCATGCCGGCCACGCTGAATGCCTGACAGGGTGTGCCTCCGACCAGCACTTCGGGCGCCGGGATCTTGCCGGACAGCACCATGGCAGCCAGGCGGGTCATGTCGCCGTGGTTCGGCGTGTCCGGGTAGTGGTGGGCCAGCACCGCGCTGGGGAATGGTTCGATCTCGGCGTACCAGGCGGCACGCCAGCCCAGCGGGTGCCAGGCTACGGTCGCAGCTTCAATGCCGCTGCAGACGCTTCCGTAGGTGATGGGCATGGTGTCTCCGTGCCGGTATGATCCGCGCAAAAATGGAGGTAGTAATGGGTTTCTTGAAACGGCTGGTCGGGGCGATATTCAGCTTTTGGTTTCTGCTGACATTCGTAGCTTTGGTTGCTGGCGCGGCGGCGCTGGCTGCTTACCGCATGCATTTCGTGGGCGGCTTCTCGACCCAAGCTGCAGATTGGTCCGCATTTGGAAGCTACATAGGTGGGATCCTTGGGCCGCTCGTATCCTTTTTGACCCTTGGTGCAGTGCTAAGGACCGTCTACCTGCAGCGTGACCTTTTGAAAACTCAGAAAGATGAGTTCATAAAAATGAGTAACCAGCAGATGGCATCGTTGCAGCGCCAGGATGATCAGCTTCAACTGTCAAGGGAGGACTCAGATCGAACTATCGTTCAGAACTATCTTTCAAATCAGTTCAGGCTAATCGAGATGTTCATAGCCCATCAGCAGCGCCAGGCGGAAGCGATGTCAGCAGCTGCTTTCAAAATCACAGATCTCGACCAAGGAACGCTGGGCGAGCGTATGAAAGCTGCCCAGCCTTCCCTCGAGGCAAAGGATGTAGCGGTAAACAATGTTCAAGAGCTGCTGGGCCTTTCAATTAGACTGTCCTTGACGGAGTTCAAGACCTCCAAGGAAATCAGTGATTTGGTTGCCCCTAGTTTGCTCAAGGTGCTCGGTAACTCTGCGGATACCATTCGAAAAGACGATGATCAACGTTAAGGCGCTAGGCGGCGTTATCGTTGAATAGGGGAAGGCGCTGGCGGGCAGCGCGTGGTGTCAGGTTTTGCGGCAGGAATCGATTTTTGGTATAACGCCCGGCCATTTCACAGGAAGGAACCTCATGAAACGCACCATCATTAGCGCTATGCTTGTCGCCGTTACTGCGCTGTCACTCAGTGGCTGCTTCGAGTCCGAAGCTGAGAAGCAGGCCAAAATTGAAGAGCAGAAGTCCAAGGATTTTTTTGATATGGGTGGCCCTACCGACCGCAGCAAGAGCAAGGGTTACGTACCGTGAGCCGAAGGCTTCCGTAGAACCTCAACGCCGCCGAACCCAGGGCGGCGTTTTCGTTTGCGGGGAAGGTGCTGGCGGGCGTGATAGAGCCACTCATCCTGAATGGTTGGCTAAATCAATTAGACAGAGCTTCGATATTTCGGTGAGCTATAGATGCCGTCAGGCATCAATCCCGGAAGCCTCATCGGCTGCCGGACTCAGCGAACAATGAAGTGGTGATGCAATGAGTTGGATTACATCTAAAGGCCGGGTGGAGGGCATTGCCCGGCAGGTTCTGGAAGCAGAAAAAAGGTACGGCGCAGCCAATCCGGAGGTAACTGTAAGGAATTGGAACGAACGGTTCAATTTCGTCGAAACCGAGGACGAACTGGAGCGCCTGGTTACAGCGGTTGAGCTTCAGATTCCTGTCATCCGTAACGAGAAGAACATTCCGCATGTCAGCAAGGTCGCGTACGGTGTCTTCAACGCGGTGGCGCTTGTAGGAAAGCTGGACGAAGACATCGAAGGTGCTTTGTTAACCTGAGGCCTGCATCAGCGTGAACTGCTGGGATTCTCGACCTCGTCTCCTGGGTTCCGTTTCAGCTCAGCCCTGCTGGCCTCTTCGAACTGTCGCGCTAGTTTTGGCGAGATGTAAAAAGCTGGCGCGTCAGCTCTTTCAAGCCGACGCGCCCGCTCTTCAGGATCCTGCGCGATCCACGACAGAGCCAGGTCCTGCCAAAGCTCCTGCACCTGGTCGTAACCGTGGTGCTCGATCTCTGCAGCCATGGCCGACTTGATCCCGGCGGGCATGTTGAAGAACAACTTCTCGATGCCCAGCTTCTTCGCTTGGGCCTCCTGCCGGGCTCGGTAGTCCGCAGAGTGCTTCGCGGCTCCGGTCTTCTGCTCGGCCATGGCCGATACCTCCCAAGCCGCTGGGCGGCAAATTGATGTGCTGCTGCCGCCGGCCGTGCCGGACGCGCGCGGTGATGCGTTTCATGCTTTGCGTTTCGCTCGCTTTTCGGCGGTGGTCGGGAAGCTGATCCCGAACTCATCCAGGATTCGATGTAGCAGCTTGTAGGAGATGTTCATGTGGCGAACGACTTGGGCCATGGTCAGGCCGACATCGCGGGCGGCAGTGATACGCTCTGCCAGGGCACGGTCTTTTACTGGGTCGCTGAGCTTCTTGCCCTTGTTGCCCTTGCCACGATTGGGGTTGGGCTGGAAGTGAAAGCCACCGTCTGCGGCTGCACGGCTGAGCGCTGACTGTGAGAGTCCGGTGTGCGCCATTGCTTCGGCGTAGCACATCGTCGCCGCCAGTTTGCGAAGCTCGGCCAGTTGCTTTTGCCGCTTGGTCATCTTGGGTTCTGCAGCTTCCGACGAGGCGCGGATAGGCTCAAGGTCGCGATGTTGCCGGTGCGGCACGTATTCATAACCCGGTAGGGTCTGCACTGTGCCGCCCTGGTTAAAGAAGCTATCGATGCTCGCATTGAGCTGGGCCAGCAGTGCTTCACGATGCTCGGGGATTGGTGTGCCATTCACTGCTGGCCACCCCGCTTTGTCGCTGCGCCTGCCTCCATCGCATCCACGAACTTCATTGCCGCCTGATGGCTGAAGCAGAAACCTTTGGTCTTACCGGTGGCGATTTCGATGATATGCCACGCCTTGCCCTTGGCGATCGCCTGGAAGCGGGGGCCGGGAGAGGGCGCTGGTAGCCCAATCATCTCGTAGAACTCGGCAGTTGCCATTACAGATCGAGCGCGTATGTCGGCCAGGCCGAGCACACGCTGTTGTATGGACGGATGCATGTGAAAGTCCTCATTGGGTCAGGCGTGAAGTTCCAGGGTCTCGGCCCGGCGAAAGATTCGAACTTGGGCGGTGCGCCGCTCGGGCGCCCGGCGATCACGGCGCATCGGATCGCTGTCGTTGATCAACGCATGCGATGCGATCAGGACGGCGAGGGCGATGCAGAGCGGGCTGATTATTTTCTTGTCCCAGGCCTTCATCACGGCGTCCAGGCGCCGCTTTGCTTCCAGCTTGTAGATTGCTCGTTCAATGCCGTTTGCGACGGTCCCGGGCGATACCTGCATCAGGCGTGCGATTTCTTTGGTGGTGAGGCCTTGAGCCACCCACAGCAGTGCTTCGAGCTCACGGGGAGCCAGCGCCTTGCCGAGCTGGCCAATCCATGAGCCGCAGGTGATCGTTTCCATGAAGTGTCCTCGGTGGGGCTGCATAGATGTGTGATCTGGCCGGTTCTGATCTCCGGCGTTGGCGCCTAACTCGATATGCCTCAGTAGCGGCCAAACGAGGTGCGGCTAGCGCATCAGCCTGCGCATTCAGACCACACACCGATGCAGCCTGGTGATGGGGAACCAGTAGATCGGGCAGTTAACGTCAGGCTGACTTGTCGCTGATTGAGCGGGGTGGGGGAAGGTTAATCGTGGGTCAGTGATAGGTTGCTCACGATGCAGATTGAGCCGTCGTCTGCAGGGGTGGCATCGGTGTAATCGACTTGGTTGTAAACGCCGCCGTGGAAGTTCAGCAGCGATGATCGCCATGAACTGTCCATGTGGAGGCTGCCGGACGACCCGGCCTTACCATTGCAACTGGCAGTCACGGTCAAAGCGCCCGAGGCGAGAACGCGGAGGGTGATGGTGAACTTCGCACCCAGAGGAACACCCTTGAGCAGGGTGGTGTTGGCCGGGGTGGCTTGGTTGAAGGTTTCGCGGAACCCCAAGGTGATGTTCCCCTTGCTCCAGAAGACCTTCACTGGTGGGCTGTCGTCGTCCTTCACATGCAACTGCGAGATCACCACTTTCTGCGCGGAGTTGACCTTCGTGAGCATCATCTCCTGCATGTTGATGTGCTCGGCAGCGCTCGCCAAAGACCAGTAGCTGGCCTCTTTCCACTCGCAGCGCGTGCGGTGGGTGCTTTTGCTCGAGGCGCCTTTGGTGGGCGCCGTGAACTGAATGGAGCCGTCTGACAGCTCAGTCACGACGCTGGGGTACTGCACGAGTGCTTCCGCACCGGTGAGCTCTAGGGCAACGGGGTTCGTGGTGGAGGTGGCTACGGGGGTGGTGATGGTCAAGTTGTTGATGTTTACGGCCATGACACTTCTCCTGTTGGAGGGAGGGGGGAAGGGTGGCATTCCATTTCGAACTGCGGCTCGTTGGCCTTCTAACCATGCTGCGTCAGCGGTTGGGAGCTAGGTGGCCCGCATCCAGGTGGTTTCCCGTCTGGCCCTGTCGCCAAGGCCAGCCAGTGAAATCTGTTGTCCGCACCATGCGCGGCGCCGCGGTATCCCCACCTGGCCGGGTCACACATTTCGTGTTCGGTGTTCTTCCCGGCTGGCTTGCATGGTTTGGCGTCCCTCAATGCCTGAGGTCCGGCAGCTATCCAGAGGCTGCGTGGTCGACGACTTAGCTTGTCCCGACCCAAGTGATGGCCTGGGTGCGTCGAGGTGGTCACGTCTGGTTGTGTAAAGAGCGGTGATTCATCGATCGCTATGCGTTTCGATGGTTGAACTATACGAATCCTCATAAATCCAGTCAATACGATTCCGCATAAATTTATGCAATGAACAAAAAAGCCCGCGCATGGCGGGCTGTTTTGTACTGAGCTAGGGGTCAGACCATGAAGATCGACTTGGGCATTTTTCCGTCAACTACGGTGCCCACGATTTCCCATGTGTCATCAATGGCCTTCATAGGGTAGGCGGCATTCAACGGCTTCAAGAATAGTTCGCCCGCGTCCCTCACCAGCTGCTTGAAGGTGGCTTCGTTGGTGTCAATCATCCGAGCTACCACGAATTGACCCGGCCTGGGCTCGATGTCAGGAGCAACCAGGATCAAAAAACCTTCAGGAAAGGAATGGCCTGTAGGGCTCGTCATAGAGCTGCCCACCACCTTCAACCAGAATGCGTCTTCACCTGCCCATACGTCTGATGTATGCCTCGGGCATGTGGAAATGTTACCCACTTCAGCGGCCTCTCTCGCGTTTCCGGCCTGCACCCAGCTGATCTCTGGGTATACGAACGATCTATTGGGCTGCAATGCAGCGGTGATGTTCGAGTCGTCTGGGGTGCTCGTGCCGAACATAAGCCAATCAGGCGATACGCTCAGGGCTTTGCCAAGGCCCTCGATCGTGCCGCGCCTCGGGCTTGAGCTTTCTCCGGAGAGAATTCGGTTGATCGTGGGCTGAGGAACCTTGGACTGCCGACTCAGCTCGCTTTCGCTGAGGTTCAGCTCTTTCATTTTGGTCCGAAGCCGGTCGGCAACGCTCATAACCATTCCCATATGCGTAGACGTATTTAGGTAATTCTATTGCATAGATCTATGCTTGTTCGTATGATCGCCCATGCAAAAACTCATAGGAAATTCCCATGACAGTTCAAGAGATGTTGAGCCGTTTGTTCCAGCTTGGGCTGTCGCAGGCGGATGTGGCCAAGCGTTGCCGCACCACTCAACCAACGATTTCTCGCGCTTCGAACGGCGCCGCAGTTCGGTACGAACTGGGCAAAGCGATCGAAAAGCTATTGGAGCAGCGCGAGCAGGAAGTCGAGGCCGAGAACCGGGCGGCTTGAGATACAGGTTCTCTTCAAGTGAGTGAATTATCAGCGTTCTGGCATTGCGCCAGTAGATGACCGAAACACCTGTGAATTTAACCAGTAGGGAAGCGAATATGAAGCCACTCACTCTGCTAGCGCTGGGCAAGCGTAAGGCGCCAATGTCGACCGAGGTCTTCATCCAGGCCGAGTCCAGCTTGGATGAAGTTTTCGTTGAGCTGTGGGGCGCGGGCGCTCTGCTTGGCTACGCACGCTTCGCGCGCGCCCAGGCGGCGGGTGAGTTCAGGGCTGGCCGCCCTGTAGCAACGTTTGAATTAGTGGAATTGCTTTCGGCGCATTCTCCATGCCCAGGTCCACTAGTTTCGTTATCAGCTGCTTTGTGGTCTCGCCGGGAGCTTCGCGCAGAGCTTTCAGAATCCCTCTCTTCTGATCCTCCGGAAGGTTTGAAGCCTGCACTTTCGCCTCAATCAGCTGGCGCAGAGTGTCCTCATGAAGTTTGACCGTCACAGTGCCGAGGATGGCTCCAAGCCCGCCATCGTCCTCAAGAAAGTCGATGCCTTTAGCCGTGATCACGATGTTGTAGGTCTTGCGCGAGCCATCCAGGTACTGAATGGAATCGAAGTGAACCAGCCCGTGCTCCTTGAGATAGGTCAAGTTGGCGAGCGTTTGCCCTTCACCGTCAATGCCAAGCACGCGGTCATCAGTGTCTGGGTAAGCGCTCTGCAGGCGCTCAAGAATCTCACGCTGCAGCTCCCTCTTAGTTTTCATATGTCCGGTCTCCTTGGACCTTGTTGTGTGGAAGCAAAAAGCTACCACGGATGCACCGGACACCCATAACGCTCGAGTTTCGGGCGAAAAAAAACCGCCTAGCAGGGCGGCTTCTCTACAACAAAAATCGAGGTCAATTATGCACTCTGCAATCGATGCAAGCAACCCAGCAAAGAGGATCACCCCGTGAGTGTCCAGGCTATGACATGGGCTCTCGCATTGCCCAAGTCCTCCCTTGAAAACCCCGCTGCCCGACACGTGCTGCTGTGCCTCGCCAACTATGCAGGAAGCGACGGACGAGGCGCTTTCCCGTCTGCGGCAACCCTGTCCGAAGACACAGGCCTTTCCGAGCGCACCGTGCGACTCAAGCTTGATGAATTGGCCTCTGCTGGCTGGATCGCTGAAGGCAACCAAGCCATCGCGGCCGCCTACATTGATCGGCGTGACCGTCGCCCAGTCGTGTACGACCTCCAGATGAAACGGGGTGCATCTACTGCACCCCGAGCAGAACGGGGTGCAGGAAACCGCACGGGGTGCAGCTCACGGCAGAACGGGGTGCAGGAAACCGCAGAACGGGGTGCAGCAGCTGCACCCAATACGTCAGTTAACCAATCTACTCACTCTCTGCGCGAGCCCTTCGAAATGTTCCTGGACTGGGTGCCGGATCAGGGCCTGCTCAAAGCGTATGCAATCCGTTCGGGGCTCACTCTGGACGACTTCGCCTCCAAGGCAATCGCTGGGTTCGTGCTGCACCACGACGCGAAGGGCTTGGCCCAGACCGAGAAGCAATGGCTCGCCGCCCTGGTCAACTGGGTGAAGTCAGACCTGGCCCGTGCAGCGCGATCCGCTACCGGCAAACCGAGCGCGCAGCAATCGAGCTCTTTCGATGACGACGACACCTCATGGCTCAACGGGGGGAATGACCAATGAACCAAGTAGCCACCATCGCCCATGGCCTTTGGGCCAAAGTCCAAACCGGCCAGTACATCCCGACTGGGGACTCGCTTCCCGCCGAGATCAAGGCCGAGCTCGACCGTAATACCGCTGCGGTGATCAACCGGCTGTTCCGTGACCTGCGGACCATCTTCAGCGCCTGGAAACAGGCCTGGCCGGACATGAGCACGTACAAGGCCGCCAAGCAGCAGTGGCTGACGGCTTTCCTTGAGGCAGGTATCAACACCACCGAGCAGCTGCAGTTCGGCCTGATGCGCTGCCGCCAGTCGGGCCGCGACTTCATCCCGTCTCCCGGCACGTTCATCGGGTGGTGCCAACCATCCCCCGAAATCCTCGGTTTGCCGACTCAGGCGGCCGCCTTCCGGGAAGCCACCCGCAATGCTCACCCGGCCATGTCAGGGAAGGGCAGGTGGAGTCATGACGCGGTATGGCACGCCGCCAAGGAGTGCGGGTTCGAGAACCTGAATAAGCTGCCCGCTGATGCCAGCTCGAAGCTGTTCGAACGCAACTACACCATCGCGGTGCGCCGGATTATGGCCGGAGAGCCGCTGCAGAAAATGCCACTGGCACTGCCTGCCGAGGTTGCGGGAAGTCGCACACCAGAGGTTGGCAATTCCGCTCTGGCCGCCATGCGCGCCCGCCTAGCTGGCCGCTGATCAATCAACCTTCAAGGAGGCGACCCGTGCGCCAGACCAAACTGACCAAGGCCGCGCGCGGTCGGGAGTGCCAAGTGCGCATCCCCGGTGTGTGCAACGGCAATCCCGAAACCACCGTCCTGGCGCACTACCGCCTGGCGGGCACTTGCGGCGTCGGCAAGAAACCACACGATCTGCAAGGCGCCTGGTGCTGCAGCGCCTGCCATGACGCTTGTGACGGTCGCAGCCGTGGCGTTGATCGCGACACCGCCCGCCAGTACCACGCCGAGGGCGTCATGCGCACCCAGGCGCTGCTGCTCAACGAGAGAGTGCTGATCGCATGAAGGCCCCAGCCCTCCGCCAGTACCACCCCAAGAAGCCAGGCGCCAAGCGGATAGATCGCGAAGGGCCGGAGCAGGCCGCGCTCATGCGGGAGATCGAGCTTCGCTACCCCGAGGTATTCGAGCTGATCTACCACGTACCGAACGGCGGCCACAGGCACAAGAAGGTTGCTGAAAAGCTGAAGGACCAGGGCGTGAAGGCCGGCATCCCTGATCTGGTTCTGCCGATGGCTCGGGGCGGCTACTTCGGCATGTACATCGAATTCAAGGCGACGGTTGACCCGGCGCCCGTCTCTCCCAGTCAACAGGCGTGTATCAGGCGCCTGAATGATCAGGGCTATCTCGCCATCGTGTGCCAAGGGCACTTCGACGCTATGGAGCAGCTGCGGGCTTACCTGTTGCTGCCGAAAACGGAGGTTGCAGCATGACCAATACCGCCGCTGTAAAAATGAGCGATGCAGAGATTCGCCGGCAGGCCGCCGGCCAGGTGCGCGATCTGCGCGCCCTGGGCAACCATGGCCTGTATTTCCGGTTTCACCGTTCCCGTGCGCGCGGGTCCTGGTACCTGGTCCTCAAGGGCAAATGGAACCTGATCGGCTCATACCCTGAGCTGAGCGCTGCCAAGGTGGCCGCCGCGCTGCCGGACATTCGACTGCGCCTGGAAGCGGGTGAGGGGTCGAGCTTGTCGAGCTGGGTGCTGACTAGTGAGCTGCTGGCCTGGTTCGCTGAGCGCATGTCGCGTGACCGTAACCTTTCGGCCAAGCGCAAGAGCACGGCCGCGTCGGCGATCAAGCAGCACCTGGTGCCACGGCTCGGAGAGATCCCGCTGGCCCAGATCGACAAGGCGCTGCTCGACCGGGAGCTGATGTGGCCGCTGCAGGAGTCGCTGTCGATCGACTACGTGCGGCTGGTGTTCCAGCTGCTGGTCCTGTCGTTCCGCCAGGCCTTCAAGCTCGGCCTGATCAGCTCCAACCCCATGGCCGGCATCCGTTTCGGTGACTTCTCCAAGGCCAAGGTCACGGTCAAGCCGTCGCGTCTGCGTGGTGTGCACCTTGAGGACTTGATGACCCGCATGAAGAGCACCTTGGCGCACCGCCCGCAGCATGGCGTGTTGGCCCTGATGATGCTGTGCCATGGCACCCGGCTGGGAGAAACCCGCCTGACGCGCTGGAGCCACATCAGCCTGGCAGAGCGGGAGTGGTTCATTCCGGCCGAGCACACCAAGACCAGCGTGCAGCACCGGCTGCCACTGACCGACCAGGTGCGCTGGCTGCTGATGGCCTACCGCGAGATCCAGCGCAACGAGGGCTATGACGGCGAGTTCCTGTTCCCGGGGCGCCAGGGCAAGCCGATGAGCGAGGCAAAGGCATCTGCTGTGTTCACCGTGATGGGGCAGGGCGAGTGGACCAGTCACGACCTGCGCAAGCTGGCCCGCACCGGCTGGGCCGATCTGGGCGTCGACCACCTGGTGGGCGAGCTGCTGATCAACCACGCGATGGGCCACAACGTGAAGGTGTACATCCAGTCCGACGTCATGGCCCGCAAGCGCGAGGCGCTGGAGAAGTGGCATGCACACCTTGACCAGAAGGGCTTCGAGTCGGTTCACGGCTTGACCGGTGATAGATCAACAGATTCATGGATTCTCTCGCGGGCCGCAGAGCGTGCGGGTTTCGACGGACTTCCGATATCCACCGTAAGCGAGGATTCGAAATGAGAAATTCCGAGCATGGCGCCGTCGCCTTCCTCTACGGCCTGGAAGGTCGAGCCATTGGGCAGGTGATCATTGATGAGTGGTTTGGCGTGGATCTGGGCGACGAAATGATCGATGGCCCACGGCCTGTGGGCTTGCTTGGCCTTGAGCAATTCGACAAGCCGATTGTGGCTGGCAGTGCTGTAGTGCCGCCTAGCCGCGCGACCAAGCCTTGGCTTCGAGCCAAGAAGGGGCGTTCCCGCCAATGAGAAGAAGCCACGGCCCGGCTTTCAAGAAGGCCGTAATTGATCTTGCTGTATGCCCTCTGTGCCGTGGGAGAGCGGTCACTCAGGGTGTGTTTCACGAACTGTCATGCGACCGCTGCAACGCCTCGGGCTGGGTGGTGGCTGCAACTGGCGAGGCCCTGGCTCTGGATGAACTGGTGACCCAGCTCAGCATGAGGCTGCAGGCCGCGACACGGCAGATCGAGCAGTTGAAGAACCCCCAGGCATCCGGGCCTGAGGCTTCATATCAGGGAAGCAACCAGCGCGGCGCTGGCGGCACCAACTACACCGGGGATTGAGGGGGAAGGACATGAAAAAACGAACCTACGTAGACAAGGCCCTTGGTGACACCGCGTACATGCTCGAGCAATGGGGGTGGTGGCGCATGGAAGGCATGGGCGTGCCTCGGTACGTGTGCCCGCTGTATGCGCTTATGAAGGAGCACGCTCCAGCTGAAGGAGGGCTTAAGGAATATGTGATCACGGACGACCTAGCACTTGTGGTGGACGGCGCCGTAGCCAGGCTGAACAAGCGGAATCCGCAGATGGGCGGTTTTGTGTGGCTTTACTTCGGTGCAAAGTGGCCGGCGCTGCGGATTGCCCGCGAGCACAAGATGAGCGAAGCCAAGGCTCGCGAACTGATCAACACTGGAGTGGCCTGGATCGATTGCGCACTGGAGCAATTTCGCGAGGCTGCATAAAAAGCTTTCCGCGCGGATAAACACCTGTTTTCATAGCAGCGTGTCCAGCTTGCAAGCAACGCGACACAGAGAAACCCCGGGCATTGTGTCGGGGTTTTTGCATTTTTGGTTTAGACAGATCATCCTCTGGGCTCAATGGATCGAGTGCCAAGAGATGAATCACGGAATTAATGAAGAAGCTCAGACGCTTTTTGAGGCGATTGAGGGATTGCTAGAAGATGGGGATCTGGAGGGAGTCACCAAAAGCCTTCCTCTTTTCTCTAACAAACTTACTCGCGACCAGATCGAAGAAATCCGGTTGGCGCTTCAGGATAAATTATCGGCGATTGCTCGCGGGGCTGTACCAGTAGTTGCGCTGGGCCGCCAGCAGGACCACAACCAGGCTGGTGAGCTACTTGTGCATTTCCTTAAGCGTTACGAGCTCGAAGAGAGCCCGGAAGGGTGCTTTGTAGATGCTCAGGGAGATGCGTGCTGGTACTTCAAGGTTGCAGATGAATGTGCTGGCCACAGTCTGGTTAACTTTTTCAATCAGCCTGAAAACCGTCGCAAGCTCGACACCCTTAGATTCAACGTCGGCGCCGAGGTGAGCTCACTGAAGCTCTGGCTTCTCGGGCTTCGAGATGATCAGGTGAACGTGCTCAAATTTGGATACAAGAGCACTGGACAGTTACATCTCGTCGAGCCTGAAATGTTCGATCTGAATTCATAACAGAATCTTGAAAAAGCCCCGCCAATGTGCGGGGCTTTTTGTTTGTAGAGGAGCCACAGCCAGGGGGCCTACAAGTGGGCCCTGGACGCGGATTTGCCGGCCAGCACCGAGATTCAGAGAAAACATCGGAAGTCGAAGGGTTTGAACCATTATGTGCTTGCCGGTGCTTAGGCAGACAGCTGCTAATCGAGCGAAAATTACTGGTGCGAGTGTTTAAATTGCGTTGTAACACTGGTATCCTCTGAGCACGAGCAGCGCTTTTAGGCTGCCACCCAGTTTCCGGGGATCAAACGGTTCGAATCCGGCCATGACGGCCTCCCAGTTGGCGATTTTGTTCATTTTTGCGGTCGTATTGACTGTCTTCAGCTCCAAACCAGAACAACTTATCGCGATCATGCAACACACAACTGAGGATAACCTGATGATCAAACAGCTCCTGATGTATGGCTTCACCTGCGTTGCTACACCAATCATCTCCATCTGGTGCGGCATGATGGCAAACGGCACGATCCCCACTCGACAAGAGGTTTGACCTCGACCAAGGCCCCGCACTGCGGGGCTTTGTTGTTTTTACGCCCTGGCAAATGCCGGGGCTTTTTTATGGAGCAGTGCTTATGGCCGAGCCAAGTACCGGCGCCCTCGCAGTGACCGGCGTACTTGCCAGCGTCGGCCTGGGTGCTGCATTCCCCCAGCTGGATCTCGCCGCGCTGGTCGGCGCATTTGGTGGGGCTTTCTTCTACGTGGTGTTCGCCAAGGACATCAGCACCTGGCGCCGTGTCGGCTATCTACTGGCTGGCTGGATCGGTGGCTACTTCGGTGCAGCTGAGCTTATGGGACGGGCCTGGACCCAGACCGCTGGCTTCAGCGCCTTCGTCTGCGGTGTTCTCTGCGTGGTCACGTTCTCCGGCTTGCTGGAGTGGATGCAGACCGGCCGCATGCCGACCTGGCTGCAATGGGTCTTCCGCCTGCGAGCCAGGAAGGAGGGTTGAATGGTTGCCGTTATCCAAGCCGCATTGTGCGCCGTCATCTTCGTGATGATTGGGCTGCGCTACCGGCCATACCCCGAGGCTCGCTACAAGCTGAGTGTGTCGCTCTTGGCCTGGGCTGCCTGCGCCGTTACCGGCATGCAGAGCGTCAGCCTCATCGGCCGCATGGTGCTGCACAATGACTTGGCTGATGCATCTTGGTTCAACACTGCGTTCTACCTGCTGGCAGCCATCCTGGTTTGCCGGGCCAAGGGCAACGTGGCCAAGATCGTTCGGGTTGACTGATGGCAAGGCTCAAGACGCTCGGCTCCCGCATCAAGGAGAGCGCAGGCTCAAGGGTCAAGGTGATGGCGCCTTGCAGCTGGCGTAGCGGAATGACCAGCTCCCAGCGTGGTTACGACTACAGGTGGCAGAAGGCCCGCGAGCACTACCTCAACGACAATCCGCTCTGCGTCTTCTGCGAGCGGAATGGCCGCACTGCCGCTGCAAAGGTAGTCGACCACATCATTGCTCACCGTGGGGACATGACTCTCTTCTGGGATCAGGCCAACTGGCAGAGCCTCTGCAAGCCTTGCCACGACTCGGTCAAGCAGGCCGAGGAGGCAGCTGGCCTGGGGGCTGAGTCAGCCGGGGATCGTCGGAATCCATCCGAGCGGCATCGAGCACGTCGATGACGTGCTTCTAAAGGGGTAGGGGGTCAAACGCTAGGGATTCTCATCTAGCTAGACCGCCTCCGACCCCACGTATACATTTTTCTCCCCCCTGAAGGTTTTTGTTAATGGTGTTAACAGACAAACAGCGACAGTTTGTTGACGCTAAGGCCCGAGGTGCGTCCAACAAGGAAGCGGCCGAGGCCGCGGGCAGCAAGCCTTCGACTGCTGCTGCGGCCGGTTCCCGTTGGGCCAATGACCCGAAGATCGCATCGGCAATCTTGGCTCGCAGAGCAGAGCTCAGTGTTAATCCTGAGCCGAAAAAGCGGCGCGGCAAAGCGAAGGCTGATGATGGCATTGAAGCACCCGTCGAGATCAACGAGGCCGACGGGGAGTTCCTCAGTTGCCTGCCTTCTACTGATGATCCGCTGGTGTGGCTGCTCGCGCTAATGAACGAGCCTCGGGCGAAGGTCTTCGATCGCCGCAATGCCGCGCAAACCGCCGTGCCGTACATACACGGCAAGAAAGCAGAAGCTGGCAAGAAAGAACAGAAGGCGGAGGCCGCCAAAGAGGCCGGCAAGGGCAAGTATTCCCAGAGCAAGCCGCCCCTCACTGTCGTCAAGGGGTGACCCATGCTTTGGACTACGGCCTGCCCAGACTGGTGGCGGCGCCTGGCCGCGGGCGAATCAATCATTCCAGAGCCGCTGTTTCCTCAGGAGGCTGAGGAGAGCCTCGAAGTCTTCAAGGGCCTTCGCATTGTCGATGCGCCGGGCAGCCCAACTATCGAAAGCGCGTGCGCCCCCTGGGTGCTGGCCTTCGCTGGGGCTGTATTCGGAAGCTACAACAGCGAGACCGGTGAGCGCCTGATTCGGGAGTTCATGCTATGCATCCCCAAAAAGAACAGTAAGTCGACCATTGCCGCCGCCATCATGCTGACGGCCC